TATGACCAATAAGGCATGATACCATGGCACACGAATAAGCCAGGAGATATTAAAAAGCAAAGAAACTTATACCCTTAGTTATTTCTTTCAGGGCACTAGTGGTACATTAAAAAATATCGGAGGTCACAGTGCTGATTTTATATTTTCAAAAATCATTTTGGATGGAGTTCAAATGCCATCGCTTTCAGCCTATGGGAATGGAATCCCGTTAGATGAGGACGGAAGCACAGATAAACCGTTTAAGGAGCATTATATTATTTTAACCTTCGTGGTGAATCCAGAAGTTTTAAGCGATGAAAATATTTATATACAGCCCAACCGTGGTGTTGACATGGTAATAACTTATGACTTATGGAACATAAAACTTGAAAGAGGAAATCAGGTAATGGATTGGACTCCAGCCCCCGAGGATATGGCAGAAAGTATTGCTTCGGTCGAACAAAAAGCAGATGCAAACGAAGCCAATATTACTCTTCTGACAGCGTGGAAAGACGAGACGACGACATCTATTACTGAAATAGAGGCGACGACTAATGCCAACGAGGCTGCTCTTTCTGCAGTTGCTTCGTATGAAAAAGACGGCAAAACTGGATTTGCTGGTTTGGTAGCACAGGTTGATGAAAATAAGAGTTCTATTTCGGCTTTAGCGGGCTTTGATGACAATCTTGCGGGGTTGCAGGCACAGGTGGATGAGAATACAGCCTCTGTGGAAACTCTAACGAGCTGGAAATCTGATGTAGGAGATGAAGTGTCGAGCATTACCTCAATCAAGCAACAGGCTGATGCTAACAAAACTAGTATCGAATCAATTACTGCGTGGCAGGGCACAGCTAACACATCTATCGCAGCCGTTATACAAAAGGCAAATGTCAATGAATCTAGTATTAGTTCTTTAGCTTCATGGAAATCAGAGGTAGAAAGCGATATTTCGAGCATTGCTTCTATTAAACAAACTGCTAGTGCAAATGAGGCTTGTATTGAACAATTGACACAAAAAGATACGGAATTAAACACGACAATTGCCGGAGTTAAAGCAACGGCGGATACTAATAAGGCGAGTATTGAACAAATAACTTCGTGGAAAAATGAAACCAATACTGCTCTCGCAGGTATAACAGCAACGGCAAATGCAAATTCCGCTAGCATTAATACTTTGGCGCAATATAGCAATAGTGATAGCGGCAACAGCGGAATTGCTGGCTTGGTAGCAGATGTTAATGATAATACATCAGAATTAAGTGCAATTGTTAATCATGAATTTACCAAAAACGATGGTACAACAGTTACTGGACTTGCCGGACTTAATACATACATTAAGGAGAATGAATCAAATGTTTCTCTTGTTTCTAACCGTGTTGCTGGCAAATATGTCGTTATGCCCGAATGGGTTGATAAGAACAGAGATACCTCTAAGATTTATGCTTTTAAAGAGGACGGGACTAGAAAATATGCTTATTGTGTGGGTGGTAATTCATGGACAAGGACATCTTCGTGGGCCGCTTTACAAAACAATAGTAAAGTGGACACAAACCATGTTTATTATATTGTTGTGGATAAGGTATATAGATATTATGAAGCAGGTTGGAAGGAAACCGCTGATGCTTACACCGCAGGTTTGCCGGCTTCAATTGCTGGTATTCAAGTTGTTACTGATGCGACCAGTTCAAGCATTAACAGTTTGACTTCTTGGCAAGGTGATACCAATACCTCTATGGCCCGTATCGAACAAAAGGCAGATGCTAACGGTGCTTATATTCAGAGTACTGTATCAAATATGGATAAATATAGCGTTGGACCACATTCTCAGGCTTATGGTTTTACTTTAGAGCAAGCGGCGAGTGTGCTTGAAGAGGGTATGATTTATGTGCCAACCGTAAGTGTCACAGAAGAATATGAATATACAGATGTCGATAAAGCAGTTCAAAAATACACAAGGAGCTTTACTCCGCAGTATTTATATAAGTGGGGCAAAGTTAGCGATCAATATCGATGGATTACCATTGATAAAAATTACACGGAGACAAGTGAAGTTAATACTTCATCTAAGGCTGTATATTTTACCACAACAGAGCCAACTGTTAGCGGTAATTTTGGTTATTGGTATACTAACGGTGCCAACGTCACTTCTCCCTATGAAGCTTATACTCTTTATAAGTGGGAATCGTATGTTGATGAAAGCAATGCTACGCAGTATCATTGGGTCGTTGTTGCCACACTGGCAGGTAATTCTCAGAGCAGAGCTGTGAGTCAGGTTAGACAGGATACAAATAGTATTGTTGCCGAGGTTGTTGACGCATACGGTAGTGTTGCCGGATTTGGTGCGTGGTTATCAGATACCGCATCGGAAGTTCAAAGTATAACATCCTGGAAAACAGATCCTGGCGGTAGTCAATATAATCTAGCAAATATTAAGCAGACTGCAGATAATGCTGGCGCAAGTATTGCACAGGTCGTTGAAAGTGTCGGAGAAGATGGTAAGGTAACTGCGGCGTCAATTGTTACTGCGGTTAATGATGCAGGTTCATCGGTTGTAATTGAGGCGGACCATATTAATCTTAATGGATACGTTACGATGACCGATTTGAGCACTTTAGGGAGTACCACCATTCATGGCGCGAATATTGCGACCCGCACTATTACTGCAGACCAAATAGATGTCAATAATTTATTAGTTAATGAGACATTTTCGGTTTCAATACAGGGCTCGATAGACAGTGCTATTGATAATATTGAAATTGGTGGTAGGAATTTGCTTCTTAACACAGGAGGAAACAAAGATATAACTCTTGTTGGAAGTAGCGCAAGAGTAATTGGTTTGGATAGCTATTCTGTTGAGAACGGCGTTTTAACGCTAAATGCAAATACTTCTATAAACGAGATTTATTACCGCTTTATGAACCCCGGCGCGATTGCGCTGTACACGCTTGAAGCTGGTAGCACATACACCTTCAGCGGCAAAGTGAAGGTTACAACTTCCGCAACTACCGCAACTTCCGGCGGTTCGCTCATATCGTTGAACGTAAGATCACAGGCGAATGCAACTGATTCGGAGTTTTCTCACTATTGGACTGGTGGCATCAATACACCTATTGCGACAGCCGATACCACAGACTGGGTTTATTTTGCGGAAACGTTCGCTGTCGAAGAAAATGCCGTTGGATATTATCTAAGTTTTCAACTTTATTATGATAATTATTACAAAGGCACAATCCAGTTTTCCGAGTTAAAATTAGAAAAGGGAAATAAAGCGACTAGCTGGACACCGGCCCCAGAAGACGTTGTTAGTGCCGGCGGACGAAATCTAATTGCAAAATCCGACTATTCTTTGACTGTTGACGGCAAGAATACCGCGCCAATAGCTATTGACAAAAATAGCAAGTCCGGTTTTGGATTTGTTTGTGCTGGTGGGACTACTAATTATGATATTTTTTGTCACTCCGAGGATTTGGATTTGGAAACTGACACAGAATATACCGTTTCATTCACGGCTTGGCTTGAAACCACAGACACAACGGCAAGACAAAAATTGACCTGGGATTTATGGCCAGATACATTACCACAAAAATTCTTGGAAGTAACTTCTGTTCCTGAAAGGTACCATTGGACTGTTTCTTCGCAACACACAGATATGACAAATGCGCGGTTTCGTGTATTTACCTACGAAGCGGATGCCGAAGGCTATTATGCAAAATATCCGATATATGTTACGGATATAAAAATTGAAAGGGGCAACAGTGTTACAGACTGGACACCTGCTCCCGAGGATATGGTAGGAAGAGATAATGTTATTACTTGTATTAATGCTTCCAGTGAAGGTGTGACGATTCGGGGAGATAAGATTAGTGTGGATGGCACTACTACATTTAAATCCTGGAGCGATACAATAAATGGGCTAACAACAAACAAGGACGGTCAAACTGTTATTAATGGCGGTAAAATCGATGCAACCAGTTTAACCCTTTCGGCTGATAATATTGATAGTGGTACATACAGCAAGGCTATTAATGTCGCTGACAAATTTATCGTAGATACAAATGGAAATGTGGTTGCTAGGGATGTTGATGCCACTGGCGGCACTATTGGCGGATGGCATATTGAAGAGGATATGTTATATTCAGGTACGGAACTAATGGGTCATGTGGGACTTTGTTCATCATCATTGTCATCATTATCATATGAAGATATCTTTGAGATTGAAAAAAATGATGATGATAAGACATGTGAGATAACGAAATTAAAACTTCATCTTAGTCAAGTTAATATTCCATTTAAAATAGGAGAATATAGTGTCACAAGTATTGGTGATAAGGCGTTTGCTTATCAAGCAAACATTACAAGTGTAGTGATCCCCGACAGCGTAACAAGCATCGGCAAAGAGGCGTTCTGGAATTGCTCCGGCCTAGAAACAGTGTATATACCTGATAGTGTCAGCACTATGGGGGCCAATGCATTTTCATGCGGAATGACCACTGATGACTTATCTATTTGTATGATATATTGTGAGGCAACGCCTCAGCCGTCTAGTTGGGATTCCACTTGGAACAACAGCGAACGTCCTGTAACGTGGGGATATGTACTAACTAGCATTTTTTCTTCTATAGTTAATCCCAATACAACTTCTAATGCTCGTATTTTTGCGGGTTCTGCTTTCAAGAAACCTACAGGTCCAATACTCCCGAATTTTTTAGTCCTTGAAGATGGTAGCTTGTATGCGAACGCAGCAAGTATTAATGGAACGGTTAATGCCACAGAAGGACATTTTGGAGCGTTATCAATATATAAAGGCTTAATAACTTCCAAAGACGGTGGATTAACTTTGGATTCCAATTCAAGAGAAGTAATGACAAAGAAAGTAAGTGCGACAGAAGAGTTGGGGTCGCCCAAAGTAAAAACAAGCATAATATCAGGTATGAACGAAATGACATCTTTAGATTTAGATGATTCAGAAACACCATCTGAAAAAGTGGAGGTTCATGCAGGAAGCACGATTATAAAAGAAGGAACTTTTGACTATGGCATTCCAATTCAGTTAGGGCTGACGATAATAACTCCAGAGGAAGTACGGGACGAAGGTCAAGTTCAGATTGGTGTAAGTCTTTATTTTAAGGATCCTAGTACTGGTATATTACACAAGAGAACCCCTTTGCAAAGTCGGACATTTCGAGTAACTGTGTGGTATACTAATAATATAAATATATCACATTATGTAACCTTTGAACCTGGAGCAAGTAGTAAATCATTTACTGTTCCACATTTGATACAAAGAGGATATAAGGTGGAAACATTTGATAGCGTGAGTTATTATGTTGGTGACTTTATCCAGCCTAGTGCTTCAGTCGTAAATAAAATAACTTGTAATGGTAACTTTGTTTCTGGTAAGAACGGTGAGACTACGTATACATTAGGAACTCAGGATAGTAGATGGAAAGAGATTTGGTGTGTACAATCTGATCTTAATTCGTTGTCTGATAGAAATGAAAAGAACTCAATAGAGGCCATTCCAGATCAATATGGAACATTCTTTGACGAACTACAGCCTGTGCGATATAAGTTTAATGTTAACGATAGTAATAGATATCATATAGGATTTATTTCGCAAGATGTTAGAGATGCATTACAAAAAACAAACATATCAACATCTGATTTTGCTGGATATATAGAGTATGATAAAAATGATGGTTCAAAGGGTTATGGACTTCGATATGGTGAATTCATAGCTTTATGTGTTAATGAGATTCAGAAACTCAAGAAACGAGTAGAAGAACTTGAAAATAAATTAGAAACAATGCAAAATGATTAAAATAAAGGGGCGGCAGAAGCTGCCCCTACAATACAAAATGATTAAATTTTATTGAGAAAAAGGAGAAATAATTATGACTATTAAAGAATTTTGCGAGAATTACAAAGCAAAGAAATTTATGAACACTAAGCAGGGCGATAAGGAGAGAATTGAATGGCTCAAAAAGGAGTTGGAGGTTAAGGAGTATGTACCGTTCAGCACTAAGCGTGAAATCGCAGAGATGGTGGCGGCGCAGAATATAGCCGAGGTTGATGGTATTAAGAAGTATGATTCCATTTCTGGTTATATTGCACTTATTGCGGCTTCTATTATGGCTCATACCAATTTGAAGTTCTCGACAAATCCTATTTCAGATTATGACCTGCTTGCTGAAAGCGGATTGCTTCCGCAGATTATAGCGCAGTTCCAGGGTTCGCACGACGAGATTGATCTTCTGCGCAAGATGGTACTCGAAATGGAGCTGGAGGATAATTGTACAAATGCACTTGTTGGCCGCTTCTTGAATAAGATTTCCGACGTGCTTGATGGAGTGCTCGAGGTGATCCAGGATAAGTTTGAGAATTTTGACTTGAAGAACATTCTTGGCGCCGATATTAAGGGAGAAGATTTGACCAATCTGATTGGTCTTTTAGATAAAATTAAATAATTACGGAGGAGTTAGATATGGCAAAGAGAACATTGGAGTCTGCCATAGACGAATTGATGAAGAATTACGAGAGCGCCTTGAAAGAGGCAGTAGAATATGCTTCTAATGAGGCGGTAAAAGATATATATAAAGAATCTATGAGTTGCCTTGAGCGTTATTATGACTCGTATGACCCCACGAGCTACGAACGTACCGACAGTTTGTGGCGAGCAATCGTGCCATATCTGACGATTCAACAAGATAAAGATAAAATAACAAGTAGTGTTGGTGTAGAATATGATGCGGCACGGATAGAGGGTACGTATTATGGGTCAAAAAGGTACCGTCCGACCGATAGTTCGTGGATTTTAGATAATTATCTTCGCGGTGTTCATCCTGCTACAGATGGTAACTCGAAGCCGGGCGAGGCGTTCTATTATGAAAACGTTGACGCTATTTCGCCAACCGAACATATGACAACATACTTAAATAATTATGCAAATACAACATTTCATAAAAACATTATAACTTCTTTTGCAAAGCAAATTAAGAGAATGAATTAAGGAGGTGGGATTATGGATAATAATGTAGTTGCTAAACATATATTAGACGTGGCCGTTGGACTTGAAAAGAAATCTAAATCAGAACTTATAACCGAGCTTAGCGACATATTTGATAATGCGTCTAAGATTGATTTAAATTCAAAAGAGAATATTGCAAGTTTGAAGAATCTTGCTAAGGCGTTTGAGATGATTTTTACCAAGGCGGGCAATAAGAGCATTAATTTTGCAGATCTAATCGAGATGCCGCCTCCTGCTATGTTTGCAGAAATGGGTAAGATTGCGGCGACGTCGTTCTGGGACGCATGGAATTCTGTTTCTGGCGGAATAAGTGGTGCTTCAACGGCCGGGCTTGAGGAGTCCTTAAAACAACTGCGGTTAGAACAAGCTGATTTAAAACGAGAGCGTACCAGAATACAGGCCGAAATTAATAAAAAGGTTACAAATAAGGGCAAGGCTGATAGCTTAATTGATTTTGATGACAAGACCGTTAAGTCTTTGAATGTTGATGGAGATATTATACAAAAAGCAAAAGAAATGTATTCCAGTCTTCGCAATACTGCAAAACAATTAAGCGACATAGGAAAAGAACAGGGCCAAGATTCTCAGGAGTATATAAAAGCTCTATATGAGGCACAGGAAATATATCATGATTTGTATAGAATGCGTAAGTCATTACAAAAAACAGAAGTAAAGGTGCCAGAAAGTATACGGGCGGCATATGGCTTATTAGAGTACGACGACAGTGATGGTTTCCATGTTACCGAAGATAGGATGGCATATGAAGAGAAGGCGTATAAAGCTGGTAAAAATCCTCTCGTTCCGTTTTATGAAACTAATGCGGGCGAATTCATAGGAGACAGATGGGAGAGATTTGCAGGCACGATTAACAAAAGCCAAAAGGAATTAAGCGCCGTTGAGAATCGAATGTCAGAGATTGATGCTCAAATATCTGAAATTACTAAATCGATACAAACTGCAGGAGGCGCCGTTGAGACCGTTGTAAAAAATGAAAACAACGGCTTAAAAACATTAAATGAAATTGAAGAGGTGTATAACAAACTTCGTGTTGATGGAGAAAAAAGAATTGATGATAGACAGGTAAAGCACATCGCGTCTGCTCTTGAATTTGATCCTTCTAAATCAAGCGAAGGAATTAAGGCTCTTTATGATCAATATCAGAAAGCGGCAGAATCCGGAAATTGGGTAGAAGAATATCGGGCGTTGCTTAAGTATGTTAGACTATATGAATCTTACTTGACAACAGCAAACAAAACTCATTCAAACAAGATAACTAAAAAGAATAATCCTTTTACGCCGTTATATGAACAACTGAAGCCTATGGCTGATAATGCTCAAAATATGCTACAAAGCATTCTTAATATGGGTGAAGGAAAACCGCCTGTTGGACTGGGTGGAGCTGGAGGGGACGGTACCGGGGCTCTAACACCAGAGGATGTTGCTAATGCTCAAAAACTTAGAGAAGAGGCGGAGGCAAAAGCGAGAGCGGAAAAAGAAGCGCGAGAAGAAGCGGAAAAGAGGATATTGGCAGAAAAAGAACAAGAAGAAAGTCTGAAAAGACAACGCATTGAAGAAGAAAAATTAGCCAAAGCTCAAGAGAAAGCTGCCAACGCTCGCAAAGAAGAGCTCGGATTGATGCAGGCGATGGATAAATTCCAGGGCGAATTTGAAAAAACAGACAAAAAAAATGAATCTTTAGCTTTTGTTAATACTCAAACTGGCAATATGAGTGAACTCTTTGTTGGAGACCCCCATGGCGTTACTATGGACCCAGGAACATCAAGAAAGATGTCTGAGCTTGGATACGACATGGAGGTACATTCGCATTCTTGGAAGACGGCGGCTCCTTCTGTCACCGATTTCGAAACGTGGTTTAAGCAATTATCATACATAAAGAAATTTGGCATTAGAGCCGGTGAAGAATTACTCGCTTTCGATTTTTCTAAGTTAGACCCATCTCAACTTTTGGAAGTCATCGAAAAATACAGAGATTTAGATGAAAAGTTGAGCGCACAAGTTAAAGCAATGAGTTATGATGAGCAAATAGACAAGTTTGGTTCGCTCCAGGGAAGACAAGAGGCCGTCCAAGTTATGTTGAGACAGGATTTAGAGGAAGTCTTGCAAAGTATTCCCGGGGTTATGCAATCAATTAAAATGCCAGAATTGCCTATTGCAAATATTTATAACGAGCCACAACCAAGGAATAAAGATATAAAAACCGAATCTCTTGATGATGAATTTGCTCGTGCGAATGAAGAGCTTAAAGAGTTGATAAAAAACTATGCAGTATTAACTAAAAATAGGGACAGTCTTAATGATTCTGAATATGATGAGTTAATTAGTGTAGGCGAGAAGATAGAAGAAGTTGCACCAAACCTTTTAGATATTCCAGGAAAACAATGGCAAAGTTTTGGTGAAAAGATTATTGCTGCCGAACAATCCGTTAATGGTCTCAATGAGAGCCTAGAAAAAACACAGCAATTGACGCCTGGCGGCGGTACCGGAGACGCATCTTCTGCGGAACTTGAAAACATGCGTCAACAACTCGAAGCAAAGGATGCGGAAGTTATTGAGGCAAATAGAAAGCGCGAAGAAGCTGAGCTAGCAGAGCGGGTTGCACAAGATGAGGCCGCTGCTGAAAGACATGTAACAGAAGCCGTCGAAGCAGAACTAGTAGAGGCAAATCAGAGAACTAAGGAAGCAGAAGATAGGGCGTACATGTATGACCGTGCAATGACAAGCATGCAGGAAGAGATGGTTGATCTTCGTGGTCAATTGGCTAATGCTAAAACTGGCGGAAGCGAAGAACATGCGTCTGTAGCTTCAGAGGAACTTAAAACACTTCTTAATTCGATTGTGTATAATGTGAAGATTGCACATGATGATAGTGATAAGGCAGCAAATAAGATTGCATTAGAAGATTCTACTCTTGAATCAACACTAACTAAGGTTTTTGCAAATATTCTTAATCCTCAAACACAACAAAATGATTCAGAACCGAAGCAGGCGCCTTGGGCACTTGAAAATACGCTGCAAACAGTCAAGGGTGTGCTTGATAATATTCATACTAATACCAGCAAGATTGGAGCCATTGCACCTTCGAACGTTGATGCAATAGCCGGTACAGCTCTTGATGGTAGATTGGCAGAAATTAAGTCTGTTTTGGAGTCTATTGACGGCAAGATCGCCAAGGGAGGTGTTATTGCTACACGAGGAGCTATTAAGCAGGCGAATGCGCAACCCGTAGAATCCGAAGCTAAAGCACAGGCTGCCCGCTCCAACATGATGAAATCGCTTATCAATGATTATAAAACTCTTGGTAAATTATCGGCTAAGTTTGCAAGTGATGCTAATCTTGAAACAAAGGCTATGCTTGAAAATCTCAAAGAAGAGATATCTAGAAAAAGAAAGTCCTTGAAGTTGACAATGGACGAAAGTGCTAGTCTAAGAGAAAAGTATAGCGTAGCATTTGATGCCGAGAAAAGATTGTTGGATGCCGAAAAGGCGCAAAAAGAGATAAATAAACAGAAAAAGAAAGACGATAAGGATGCTGAGACCGCATGGAAGAAGCAAGTCAAAGATGCCCAAAGAGCGACTGGTATTAATGCAGCGACATCCGCAGCTAATGCTGGTGACCAGACGGTTGTGCGTGCTATTGGTACCGAGGGTATTTTTAAGGATATTGAAAGCAAAGCTAAAGAGCTGTCTGAACGGATCAAGATGTTGCGTATGTTACGCGATGAGATTGACAAGAAGGGCGACCAAGCGTCTGCTGAGGATAGAGATAATCTAAGCAAACAGATATCGAAAGTTAAAGAACTTAAGACCGAGGTTGATGGTTATCTGAAGATTCATGAAAAGTATAGCGGAGACAATGTAACTGACCTTGGTGACGCAAGTAATTTTGGCGCTGTTGGTACCAGGGAATATTGGAATAATATCACTGCGGCGATTAAAAATGCTTCGTCTGGTAAGACGACTATTAAAGGGCTCAAGGATGAGACGGGCGAGTTAACTGGCACGACCAAGATTGCAGCAAATACTTTTGCAACTTGGAGTGCGACGGTAGATCCACTTACAGGCAGATTAAGTATGCTGCGTACTGGTATCAAGAAGACGGAGACGATTATCGAAACGATTACTCGTAAGACAAAAGAAATCTTTACGTACTTTAGTGGCTCAAGTATTATCTTTAAGGCGTTTAATGAGTTGAAGAAGGGTGTTCAATATGTAAGAGATATCGACCTTGCATTAACAGAACTTAAGAAGGTAACGAACGAAACAGAAGAAACTTATGATAGGTTCCTAGAGACTGCGGCGAAGACTGCAGACAAGGTTGGCAGTACGGTTCAGAAGGTTGTGAGTTCTACAGCGGACTGGGCCCGTCTAGGCCATTCTATGGAAGATGCTGTTAAATTTGCTGAAAGCACTCAAATATTGATGAATGTTAGTGAATTTACAGATGTTTCTCAAGCAACCGATTCGTTGATTTCAGCAGTACAAGCTTTTGGATATACTGCGGACACATCAATGGAAGTTGTTAACACGCTCAATATTATAGGCAACAACTATGCAATCTCGACAGCAGATTTGGCCCAATCTTTAACTAAATCTTCTGCATCATTGGTTGCTGCAGGCGGTAACCTTGCCGAGGCGGCAGCCTTGACTGCGACAGCCAATGCTATAATTCAGGACGCGGATTCTGTGGGAACTGCATTGAAGACAACATCTTTAAGATTGCGTGGAACTTCAGTGAAGGTTTTAGAGGAAGAAGGCTTAGACACCGATGGCGCCGTCGAATCTACATCAAAACTTCGTAGTCAAGTATTGGCCATTTCTGGCGTAGATATTTTAACTGATACTGGTGCTTATAAAAGCACATATCAGATATTATTGGAAATCGCAGAGGTATGGGACCAAATTACTGATGACAAAGCTAGAGCGGGATTATTGGAACTTCTAGCCGGAAAACGAAATAGTTCGGTTATTGCAGCTCTGCTTCAAAATCCAGAAGATCTTAAGGCAGCATATAAAGATGCGATGAACGCAGAGGGTAGTGCGTTAAAAGAAAATGAAAAATATTTGGATAGCATTCAGGGTAAAATTGACCAATTCAACAATGCTATGCAAGCAATGTGGAGTGACACACTTGATAGCGATGTTGTCAAATTCTTTGTTGACCTTGCGACGCAACTTGTAAAAATAGTTGACGCAATTGGCCCAGTGAATATCGCATTTGTCGGATTTCTGACATACTTAGAGAAAAATCATGGCATTTTTAGCAATTTCTTTAAGCCAGCAGAAGACGGTGTCGAAGCGCTTAAACAACAATTAGCAAAGGCAGAGCAAGATCTTGCTAAGACAACTCAGGCGGACGTGCAACATGGAAATAAGCGTACCGCTCAAGAAAGAAGAGACGCGCAGGATCGCGTTGATATCTTGCGTAAACAAATTGACGACGCTGAACCTAAAGCACCCGTTGACCCAGAATTAGGTGCGCTTATCGGCGATAGAGATGCATTCGTAAAAGAAGTAGATGCAATTAAGGCAAGACGTGAAGAGTTGGCCAAAGCCGTAGAATCAGACTCCCGTGACGATATGCTAAAGTTGGTCGAGATTGACACGACTTCCATAGATGACGACATAACAGACACGCAGAAGAAATTAGAGGTAGCAAAACAAAAGCTTGCAAAAGCAGAGTCCGAGCCAGTTACCCGTAAATTTAATGATGGTATCCGCATGAACAAGGAGCGCGACCAACATATTACAGATGCGTCTCAGGAAATAGCCAATATAGAAAAAGACTTAGACTCATTGCAGAAGAAAAAAGTAGACACTGTGCGTTATGCCGCTCAGTTTGATTTAGCCGAAATGGACAAAACGATTGGAGAGGCGTCCGGCAAGCTGGATGGAATGACCGCAGCAATTAATGCGAAAACAGCGGCAGAAAAGGCCGACAATATTGTTACTGGAGAGAGCGCAACAATTGACGCAGTAGCCGCGTTGGCGTCAGACGGCAAGGTGGCGTCTACTTGGAAAGATGTTTTAGCAACAGCAATGAGTAAAGACGCTACCCTTGCGGATGTTGGTGCGAAGCTTAAACAGTTATTGATAATGAAGTTGTTATCAACGGAATATGTCAAGCAACAAATTGCAAATGGTGCTTTAACGAAAGCTCAAATTGCCAATATGACTATGACACAACTTCTTGGTCTTGGTTTTAAGGGGTTAATGGCAGGAATTTGGGGTGCCACAAAAGCTATGTGGACATTTATGACTACCACACCAATCGGATGGATATTGCTTGCCGTCGGCGCTGTTGTGGCATTAGGTGCAGCGTTTGCTGCAATTCATAAATCGACCGAAGAACTCCAAGAAGAACTTGATGGTCTTAAATCAGAACTTTCCGACATTCGTTCCGAGCTTGATTCTGTTAATTCTGAACTTGAAAAAACCAACGATCGTATGGAAGAGCTTCTTGCAAAAGGTAATCTTACATTCGAAGAGCAGGAAGAACTCGATAAACTTCGAGCAACAAACGCTGAGTTAGAGCATAGGAAAGAACTCTTGGAAGACGAGGAAAAACATAAAGCTGGCATTGTTGGTCGTCAAGCGGCAAAAGTTGTTGATAGCAAACGTGATGAAATTGGTACGTGGCTCAACGGAAAATCAGAGGACGAAGAAGTTCTTGACGATATGGCTGATTATCGAGAGATTAAAAATAAGTTAGATAATGCATCTTCTTTAAAAGATATTGAAAAATATCAAAAGGAATTGGATGAAAAATCTGCCGAAATAGATGAATATATTGCTGTTATTTCTGAAGCACTGAACGGTGTTGAATACGGAGATAGCGCAGAATCTGATAAGGCGCTCGATTATTTAGCCGAACTTCGGGATCAGTACAGCGTAGCACGAGGTACTTTTAATAAAACCAACTATATATCGCGCCTCTTTGGAGATAATGCATCACAAGAGCTTAAGGATATCAAGAAAGATATCGAAGAAGCAATGAAAGCCGGAGAAGAATTTGATTTCTCTAGTGCGTTTGATGAAGACTTCAAACAGAATCTATACAAAATGGGTGTTACTGTCACAGATGTCAAATATTATTTCCAAGACTTAAAGAAGGCTGAAGAGGAAGCACAAGAATTTACTACTGAAGATGCCATTAAAGCAGCTGCAAAACTCGCAGACAAGGTAGAAAGTTTAAAGGGTGCTTTTGAGGAATTCAACGAAACGGGTATTGTTACCGCCCAAACACTTGTAGAGCTTAGTGAAACCTTTGGTGGTATGGGCGATAAGTGGACTGATTTTGTAAGCATTATGACATCCGGTACCGCATCCACCGAAGAAGCTAAGGCGGCAATTAATGACTTAATTGAAACTTTAATTACTTCGGCTTTATCTGGAGAAAAAATTGAAACGGAGCAATATGTGGCACTATGGTCTCAGCTTACCAATATGGGCGTTAATAATGCATCGGAGCTACTTAATGGCATTAAGGAATATTCTAGCATAGGTGAACAAATTGCGAATGAAGTTTTAAACGGCGGAAAAACAATCGAAGAGGCAATTTCTGAGTATGAAAAGGCAAACAATGTTTTACTTACCGCCGAACAAAAACAAGTAATTGCGGCGACTTACGATGCAAAGAGCGCTAAAAAAAAGGCAGATACTTATAATACGCAGATTCAAACTTTACAAACACTGACATCAGAATATGAAAGAGCCAAAGCAAGCGAAGATGAATTAGAAAAAGCAGTTAAAAAATCCGAAAAAAAAAAGAGTGGAAAGTTTTTGTGGATTAGCACACGAACCGAGGCAGACAAAACCAACACAGCAACTATAGCCTCTAATGAGGACAACGCAGAGGCAAATCGAAAAGCTATTCAAAAGCAAATCGAAAAATTGTATGACGAAGTTATCGCCCCGACAGTCGAAATCACTGATGAGCAAATTGCCAAGTATAAAGAAACTCACTTTATGGCCAGACATATGTCTGATGAAGAAATTAAATCTGAAATTGCGCGTATGGTATCTACAGACGAGCAGCTACTCGCGCTTCAAACATATTTTGAAGATCCGCAAAATTATGATGAATTGTCCGAAGAGGCACAAGGTACATTAGATGAACTTGGCGATAAACTTGGATTAAAAGTTGATTTGGAATTTGAATCCTTTGACACTGTTGCGGATAAAGTTCAAAGTGTTTACTCTACCTTGAAAGACATTACGACCGAATATAATGCACAGGGTTATTTGTCTTTAGATAATCTTCAAGCATTGCTTCAGCTGCAACCCGAATATCTTGCGGTTCTAAAAATGGAGGGCGGTCAATTAACCATTAATCAATCTGCACTTCAAGCCATGCTTGAAACTAAACTCGCTGACGCTGAAGCAACCGCCGTACAGACTGCGATAACCCAGTTAAATGCGTTAGCAGAGCGCAAGAAAGCCATAGAGGTTAGTAATAGTGCCGTAGCCGCAAATCAAGCGTCGATTGAGCTTGGAACTTATTCTGGCGCACTTAGTACTGTCGCTAGTGATGCAATTGTTGCTGCCGGGTCGGTAGCTGCATTTAATGCTGCATTAAAAGGTGCGCAGGATAATGAGTTTGTTAGCGATGAAGAGTGGCAACAAGTATTGACTAATTTCCAAAATACCGTTGGATTAATTGATTCAGTTAGAGATAATCTTCCAACATCATTTAATAATATTCTTGATCCAGGTAGCAAAACTTCTGGCCAAGAAGAAGCTGAATCTGAATGGGACAGGTTGGTTGCAAAATACGAAAATAGACTTGCCCTCATCACCAATGAGCGCAATCTTATTGAGGCCGAAATTGACAAAGCTGAGGCTCGTGGTGGAAAAGCGTCAGCAGAATATTACGAAGATTTACTTCGCACTTCTACGGAAGAAAAGGATTTATTAGAAGAACAGTATACTGCGTTAAGCAACTATCTTGAAGCAAATAAAGACGCTATCGACCAGGACACATGGACCGATTACAATAATACTCTTAATGAGGTTGCTGTGGCAATCAAAGAGTGTGAATCAAACACCATCGCTTGGCAAGAGGCGCTTCGCGAAATTGATATCCATTATTTTGAACAAGCCACAGATGAAATTTCGCGTTTGGGAAAAGAATTAGAGCTTGTTGATAGTCTACTAGAAGACGAAGACGTCGCAGATGAGAATGGTAACTGGAGTTCTGCCGCACTGACTCGTATGGCAATGTATACGAATCTTATTGAGAAGGCAGCCGCAGACACGCAGAGATACCAATCTGAAATTGCAAAAGTCGAAGAGCAATATAAGAATGGTGAATTAAGCGAAGAGCAATATCAAGAGCGTCTTGCAACATTGACTGATGGTTTATACGATTCGATCAATGCGCAAAATGACGCACGAGATAGCATTATTGAACTTAACGAAGCTCGCATTGACGCTATAAAAGAAGGAATTGAAAAAGAAATTGAGGCATACGAAGATTTAATTGATGCAAAAAAAGAAGAATTAGATGCCGAAAGAGATCTGTATGATTTTAGAAAAAATATTAAAAAGCAAACAAAAGACATTAGTGAACTTGAGCGTCGTATCGCAAGTTTAAGTGGTAGTTCTGCAGCGAGCGATGTAGCGGAACGTAGACGTCTTGAGGCTCAACTTATGGAAGCCAAAGAGGGTCTAAACGATACTTATTATGACCACAGCCGTGACGCACGGTCTTCTGCACTTGATGATGAATCTGAGGCATACAGGAAATCTCAGGAAAAGCGCATCGAAAAACTTGAAGAAACTTTAGATAATGTTGAATTGCTCATTCAGAATAGTATGATGGATGTGCTGTTCAATGCCGATATTGTTTATAATGAACTTAATGATATAGCGGACACATATGGTATCACATTATCTGATGAATTAACTCAACCTTGGAAAGACGCATCTGCACAGGCAATAGCGTGGAAAGATGAATTGAAACTAAGTATGACCTCCGGTGAATATGCCGCTTTGATTGGCGAGGGTGGTGCTATTACCGTATTCGCAAACGGAGTTGGTTCAAAACTTTCTGGTTCTTGGAATACAGCCAAGGTTGCTGTTGAAAAGTATTCGAACTTCTTGACTGGAACGGAACTTGGTAATAAGTTTTCGAGTACTATTACCGGTTTTGCTAATCAGATTCAAAAAATTATTGATAAGTGGAATGGAGTTAAAACTGCCGCAGACAATGCATACCAGGCCCAGTTGAGAGTGCAAAATGTTGGAGGTAATCCAAATGCTGGATCGGGTTCTGGCTCTGGTGGAGGCGGTGGAAATCCTACACCAACTCCAAGCGCAAGCGTCAGAACGCTTCAAACCATATTAGAACAGGTTTACAATAAACAGGTTCCAGTTAACGGCATATGGGATACTCAAACCTCTAATGCTCTCAAATCAGTACAAAAAACTATAGGGGTTGCTCAGACTGGTAAATACGATTATAATACGGCCAGAGCACTTGAAAGCAATATTAAAAATCGTGCCATACAGTCTCGTAAGAATGGCTATAGTGCTGACGCTGACTGGTATAATAAATATTATCAAATGGTTCCCGCTCATTTCCATGCTAAGGGTACTACTGGTACAACTCGCGATGAATGGGCTATAACAGACGAGCCACAATTTGGAGATGAATTAACCATGTATGCAACTCCTGAAGGTACACTTTCATTTATGAGAGCCGGAAGTACCGTTATTCCAGCGGACTTAACACGGGAATTAATTGATCTTCCAAAGGTTGTTGATGGCTTAATTAATAGACCGAAGTTTGATTCTGGTATTAATATGATTGCTAACGCAATTAATAAGCCAGAAATTGTTATCGATATGGAAAACTTCCTAAAGGTTGACCGTGTTGATAAAGACACATTGCCTCAGCTTGAAGCGATGATGGATAAGAAAATTGATATATTTGCTAAACAGCTTAATTACTCAATTAAACGTTTTAGCAGATAAAAACAAACAATTACTTAGCATTTGGTGGGGAGCAATCCCCACCTTTGCTAAATTGTAAGGAGAAGATTTAAATGAACAAAAATATTGAAGTAGTTAAGGAGGGAACGCCATATGGTAAGTCCTCATAGAATAAGATACTCAGGTATCTTTAGCAATGAATTAAATATACCAGATTTAATCACCTGCGTAGCCTTTGATAGCGATTCTGGGGAAGCAAACACCTTTCTTTCAAGAGAAGCTGTGGCATCAGAGTCTTACGATGGTCGATATAAAAGAATACACAATATGAAATATACAGAAACATTCTCGCCAAAATTTACTTTTACGAAGTCAAATTTCGGTGATTTTAGCCAAGAGGAGGTGCGTGCAACCCTCAAGTGGTTGACACAAAAGGATACTACGGCACTCCTTGAGGTGTATTACGATGATAGTAATGTGGTGTCGTGGGCTAGCATTGGCGGTTTTGTTGAATTGTCGCTTCAGAAGTTGGCGAATAATCGTACAGTTGCAATAACTGCGACTTGGGATAGCATATCCCCATTCGCAATGTCAGACCTTTATACGACCACCAAAACAATAACAGAGGCAGACAACAAGATTACAATTAACATAGATACAGACGACAACAAGCCAGTTTATCCTCGTGTGACAATTCAGACAAATGGCAATAACATTAAATTTATCAACAAGCACACGGACTTCTTTAATGCGTCAAAGTCATACAATTCGCTTGAGTTGACAAACAATGCTTCTGATGAAACAGTTACAATAGATGGTGCAAATAAAATTATTAAGACTTCTTTGACTAGACGTATATTCGGAGATGATTTTAATTGGGTGTGGCTTGAATTATACGATGGCAAGAATGAAATTGCTATTGAGGGTAATTGTGAAGTGACTTTGGAATATCGTACCGTGATTAAGTGCGGCGAATATTAAGGTGGTGGTTGTATGAAACTAACACTTTCTCGTGATTATTTAAATAACCCAATTCCACCAAGAGTATTTTTGTGTACAACGGGCAAGAAAAGAATAGGTGAACTCCCTGCTTTTAATAGACAATTAAATGCAAAATGGAATTCATATAGTGAGTTCTCGCTTGAAATACAACGTACTTATGTAGATATGATTACGGGCGAAACCAAAGTTCATCCGTTATATGACAAAGTAGAGGCGCCTAGAAATATTCTTGTTGAGGGATTGTCGTATTTTTCACTTCAAGACATTGATGATACCTCTAGTGACAATGATATCAAATCTGTGTCGGCCTTCTCACTTGAATACGCAACGTCTAACAAGTATCTTACAAACTTTCATATTAACACGGGAGAGATTGACTCTAAAGAAGTTTTGTTTAACGAGGCACAGTATGGAACTGATTATAACACAGACAAAGATTCTTTTTATAAACTTGCTTCTGGAGATTTTGACCCATATGAAAGTTATTATCAGCAAGTATACACTGACACTGATTCGTACACCTACGAACAGGTACAAATTGACGATGCAACCGAATATGCAGAATTAGTCAATGCGAATACAAAAGAAGATTCGCAGCCTCACGAAAGACTTTATATGAAAAAGTTCCCTAATGTGCAATTCTTTAATAATAACGAGAGTAAAAGAGGCCTTTCTCTTCTTCATCTTGTTTTTGAAAATACGCCAGAATGGAAGATAGGCAATGTAGATCAGTCACTTTGGCGCAAGGAGAGAAAATTTAGCGAAGATAGAATTAGTGTTTATGACTTTGTTCAAAACAATATCTGTGAAACTTTTGGGTGTGTTGCAGTATGGGACTCTATTGAGGGAACCGTATCTTTCTACGAAGAAGTGGAAGATGATTCCGATGTGGGCAGCGAGATTAACACGCAATTTGAAACTGACGTATTTATTTCAAAAGATAATCTTGCATCAGAGTGTAAGGTGTCCTATAGTTCTGATAATATTAAGACAAAACTTGTAGTCACCGGTTCTGATAATCTCGATATTCGTGAAGTTAATCTTGGTCGTAACGAGATTATGGATTTAAGTTTCTATCACACGGAAGAATGGATGGAACAGGACTTGTTCGAGGCATATGGTGACTATCTTGACGCATTACGGGAAGCAGAAACCGGAATAGATAAGTTTGGTAACACAAGTTCAATATATCCTATGTCATATCCGGACGCTATGAAAGGTTGGGTATCTGCCAACAATCGCTGGAGCGACTTGATGAATGAGGTACCTGCCGAAGGCAATGTAGTGCTTGTTGGTGATGAGTTTAAGAAACTTTATTGCACATTTTCACCAATCAATACCGCATATTGCAAAACCACAATTGGTAGTGGTACTGAGTATGTTGAAACATCTGCTTTGTATTTAGATGAAGCATATACTAAACCAATTCCGACACCAACAGATGCAGAGATGTATGTAGTTCAAGGTGCGTTATTGGTTTACAGTAAAACAGAAAAATTTAAGGTTGATCTGGCGTGGGATGCAAAGAAATTTGCACTCATCAAAAAGCTTAATCAGTACCATGTTGACGAAGATACCAATGCAAACAAACAGGATAATATCTTGTTAAAGTTGAAAAACTCTGCGTCAGATGTTACAACAATTCGTATTTATGATAAGCGCCAAGAAGCAAATTCATATGATGAGCGTCTGCAGTATTATACCAAAGATAAAGATGGCAAATATTCTGAAACTAATATTGTATTTAAGGACGCTACAGATTTTAATACAAAAAAGACGGAGTTTGCAAAAGAAGGTACTACAATCTGGGCTAATGATTACTATGTTCATTCCATTGTCGTTAAAGCATCTAGTGGTGTTTCTGAGGCGCCAGATGAATATCCTATTATAGATTGGATTAAGAGCACTTTAACGGCAGAAAAGATGGATTTAAAGGGCTATAAAATCACATATATCGGCACTATGGGCGCATACTTCGTTCTTGCAAAAGATGAAACAATCCCAGAAAACCTTCAAGATTACGGAGTTCGTATGCTTGAAGAAAAACACAAGACATACACCACAATCTTCCAAACACAAACCGAGGCAATGTTCTCCCAAGAAAAGGCACAATGTATCGTACAAGACGAAACGCCCGAGGGAGATTATAAAGAGGGCACGAGGTGGCTTGATACCAATAGTAATCCTATTGTTTTAAAAGAATATGATGGAGATAGTTGGGAGATTGTTAGTGCATCGGTATCAGAAACGGATCAAAAGGATTATGAAAATTATCAAAGATATATAGATAACTATAATAAGCTCGTGGCGGTTCAGCAAGTGCTATCGGTTAAGGAACGTGAAGCCGAATATTGTCTAAATGGATACAGCGTTCCGGATAGAGTTATTGTATTGCGGCCAACAGACGGTTCTTCCTTAGAAGAAAATATGCATAATGCTGCTCTAACTCATTTTAACGGTCATACTGTAACAAGAGAATCGCTAAATACTAATTACCCATTATATACATTTACAACCTCGTTTGATCCAATAGTTTATGGAGAAAATGATAAACCATACAATCCTGTTGAGAAGTATTACACTAAGGATGACGCGATGGAAGTATACACCCCTATTGTTGTTGAAGAAGAAGATTTTGCAGACTATGATGGAACGACTAATGAAAAAACCCTTTATGTCGTAACGAGTGGTCACATATTTGCGGTTTATCTTAAAGGTACAACTCCTTATGTGGCCTATGCAAACTCACAAGGCGTGTATCAAATGATTATGGAATACATTCGCGACAAGACTGAGATGAGTAAGTTCTTTACGGTAGACCAATGGATTAGACTGTCTCCGCTTATCAAGGAAGATGAGTTTAACGATTCCAACTTTTTGCTGACGGGTTATGAAAGTGAAGAAGAGCGTATTAAAATTTGTCAAGAACTGATGGAGGCAGCCGACAAAGAATTGAAAACGCTTTGTAAGCCTAGTCTTGAATTTTCTATGACTATGGCAAATATTCTTGCTCTTCCAGAATTTGAGCCTTTGTTTGACCAATTTCAACTTGGCAACTTTATTAAGGTTGGCATTAGAGATGGATACGTTAAGAGGTCGAGATTGCTTGAGGTTAATATGAATTTTGATGACTTGAGCGATTTCTCTTGTACCTTCGGCAACCTTGTAACGACAAAATCAGAAATTGATAAGCATGCCAGCCTATTGGCACAGGCTGTTTCTGCCGGTAAGCAAGTGGCAAAATCAAGTGGTGCTTGGCAGAAGTCTGTGGATAAAACCAATTGGCTTGAGGATAGTCTCGCGAACGGTCTTAGTGATTTGACATTGGCTGTTGGTAGTGCTAGCGGTCAAGCTATAAGTTGGGATTCTACTGGAATGCATTTTAGGAAGTATCGAGATGGGTCTTCAACAGAGTTTGAACCTGAGGAGATGGCTATCATCAACAATGCGTTAGTGGCAACAAATGATTCGTGGAGAACATCTAAAGCGGCGTTTGGTAAATATACTATTAATGGCGAGGAAAGATGGGGTCCAATTGCGGAGTATGTGACGGCTGACACATTGGAGGGTAAACTTATACGTGGAGGCGCAATAGAAATTGGTTCTGGAAACACCAAATTCATAGTTAACGAAGATGGGAGTGTTGAAATCAGATCTGGTGGTACAGACTATATGAATGCAATGACCGCTATAGATAATGCTTATCGTTTTAGCACGGTACTTGTTTATAGTGGATTAACTGTATTTTCAGATCTCTCTCACACTTGTACTGTTACTTGCGAAGTTTATGATTATAAAACGCCAATTACAGACAAAATCATTGCTAACGGCGGCACATTCAACTGGAAGAGAGTATCAAATAGTGCGACCGCAGATTCTGAATGGAAACCAACATATGTTGATGACAAGCCAAACCAAATACTTATTGCCGTTGGCGACATTGAAAAGAATTCCCAGCTCTACTGCGAGGTAAACTTTGACGAAACAAAATTCCCTAACGACAAAACGGAAAATAATTGAATAGGAGGGTATTACGATGAAAATAACTTCACAACCGTTAACATTTTTAGATACAACAGATAGTCGCAAATTAGAAGTATACATTTCTTCTAATCACCCAACTATTCAATTGTATGATGTTAACAATAAAGGATATACTCCAGATTGGAGTACAACGAATTTAAAATTGAGCGCAGATGTATTTCTTGATTCTGCAGAAAAGAAACCAGAAAAGCTGAAATGGTATCGACAATATCTTAATGAAACGACTGAAACTCTAGTGTCTAGCGGTGACTATACCGAAGAAATTACCATTAATAGCAATATGACACAAACGGCCGTGACCTATATTTGTCGAGCCGAATATCAGGGAATACAAGCATTTTCAAAAATTACTTTTGTAAGAAACAATACTGGTCTAAATGGTAAAGACGGTACGAGCATCGTTCCGAAAGGCACGGCAACATCAGTAACCGCCATTCCAGAAACGGACTATTACACCATTACATATGAAGGAAGCGACGTATCTAACGCAGGACTTAATGACTCCTATATGTACAATGGCGACTTATATGTTTGCGTAGATTCAAGAAATGGCGTTGACTACTTTATCAATGTAGGTCGTATTCAAGGACCAAAAGGTGAAGACGCCAAGACTATTATCTTAACTGGCAGCGCCCAGGCATTTAAGGTGAGTAAAACCAACGTTTATACGCCATCAACAATTTCGGTTACCGCAACTCCAATTAACACAACTGTTACAGAATGGACTTATAGCGTAAATGGTGGTCAAACCTTCCTAAGTACTGTGCCAACTGGTGTGGTTCGTAATGGAAACATAGTAACTGTGACTGGCTCAACCTTCGCCTCAAATTCGCTAGTTGTTAAGGCATCTGACGGCACAGCTGTGGATGTGTTTACAATTTACAAAGCCTTTGATGGTGCTGATGGAGAACAAGGAAATCCTGCGCCTTTTGCGTTTTTGACCAACGAGAATATCTCTTTTACGGCTAACTCGAGTGGGCAGGTTGCGCTTACGTCATTTACAACAAATGTCGTGGCTTATATTGGAACTACGAAAACAACTCCCGTTATTGGCACAATCACAGATTTGCCTGCTGGTATGACGGTTAGTGCACCGGTTACTGCGGCAAATGAGCAAATACTAACATTTAGTATAGCTAACAATTCAACGCTTGGTTCTGCGTCCAGTAATAGCGGTACGATCACTATTCCAGTTACTAGTCCGGTAAGTACCAATTTAAAACTCAGTTGGAGTAAAATCAATACAGGAGTAACAGGTGCCGGCATAGAATCTACAACCGTATCTTATGGTGTGTCAGACTCTTCGTCTACCCAGCCAACAGATTGGCAATCTACCATTCCTACTGTTGCAGAAGGAAAATACTTGTGGACTCGCACCATCATAGATTATACCGATGAAAAAATTCCTGATACTGTGACTTATATTTACGCAAAGCAGGGCACAAAAGGCGATTCTGGTGCCGCTGGATCGTCTGTTACCGTATCGTCTGTCCAATACCAAGAAGGAGCATCGGCAACAACCGCCCCCACAGGAACATGGTCTAATGCGGTTGTCGCAGTTGCTGATGGAAAATATTTATGGACTAAGACAGCATTTTCAGACGGCAAAACCGCATATGGTGTTGCTAAGCAAGGCGCAAACGGTAAAGATGGTGTTGGAATTAGTTCTATCACCATTGATTATGGTGTATCAGATAACGCATCAACTAAGCCGACTAGTTGGCAACAATCTATACCTGTTGTCGCAGAGGGAAAGTATTTATGGACTCGTACTATCACAGACTATACCGATACATCTGTGGCTGATACTGTAGCTTATGTGTATGCTAAACAGGGAATAAAGGGTGACACTGGTGTAGCAGGTTCTTCAGTGACGGTATCTTCTATTCAATATCAAGCGGGCACTTCAGCCACCACTGCGCCTACTGGCACATGGTCAGATTCCGTTGTTGCAGTCTCAGAGGGCGATTACCTTTGGACAAAAACAACATTCTCGGATGGAAAGGTTGCTTATGGCATTGCTAAACAAGGTCAAAAGGGAGATAAGGGCGATCAAGGCGCCGCCGGTGCAGATGCTTATACAGTCTTGTTAACAAACGAATCTCACGTATTTGCTGGTAGCACATCTACGGCCATAGCCTCTAGTGCAACAACACAAGTTTTAGCCTATAAAGGCACAACGGCACAATCTGTAACTATCGTTTCTGTAAATGGTGTCGCAGCAAAGACTGCTTCAACAGCTACGGGAATTGCTGGTTTAACATTTGCGTGTTCTGCGCTTAGTGGAACGTCCCCAACCATTACATTTACCTGCACAACATCGTTTGTGAGTCCTAATGGTAGTATTCCTATTGTACTTAGTGTTGGTGGCGTATCAATCACAAAGATGTTTACTTATTCTATTGCGTTCAAAGGTAGCACAGGTGCTACAGGTGGTACTGGACCACAAGGTTCTCCTGCTACATCATATTGGCTTGTGTCTAGTGCGAGTGTTGTACAAAAAAATGCGTCTGGAACGGTAATTCTTACTCCTTCAACACTTACATTTACAGGCAAAAGCCAAACAGGTACAAACACACCAATCGACTATGGATGCCGATGGATAATTGCATATTCTACTGACGGTTCTATTTATACCAACGCATACACTTCGACTGCAAATGAGATCACAAAAACATTTACAGTAGACTCAACCTATAAGACCATTCGAGTTAGAATGTATTTAGCTGGTGGCACTACGACTTTGTTGGACGAGCAAATAATCCCAGTTGTTGCAGATGGTGCCATCGGCGCTCCTGGTGCAGACGCAGTAACATTCCAAATTTATTCAAGCAACGGTTATGCGCTTTCTATAAATACACCAAACGTAACATTACAGACTTTTGCGTATATTGGAGATATTGAAATTACCGCAGGTGCAACATATCAATGGTATGGCTACAGTGCTTCTGGATGGAGTGCTATTTCTGGCGCAACAAACGCATATTTAACAGTCAATCGTGAAGATGTTGCTTTTAGCAAGAGTTATATGTGCAAGATGACATTTGGTGGCGTGGAATATACTAGCGTTGCAACTATAGATGACAAGAATGATGAAAATAAAGTCTTCACTACTAAGCCTTCCAATTATGCAGCAGGTGATCTTTGGGTTGTTGGTGTAGACTATGCACCCGCAGGCGTAGCAGTGGGTACGCTTCTGAGGGCAGAACATACAAATGTCACATATGGAGATGTAGACTGGGTTACTGCTACGAAGTATGACAAAGAACTCAATGATTTGAAGGACAACATTGAAACATACAATCAATACTTTTCATTTGATTCTACAGAAGGATTAAAGATTAGCGCCAAAGATAATAACGGCACACCGTCACAATTTTCAACATCATTAACAAATGAGAGATTGTCATTTAATTACGGTAACGAGGCTATTGCATATATTAATGGCACCAAAATGAATATCAAAGAGGCAGAAATCGAGTCGCCTCTAACTGTAACTGGTAAATACTCAGGAAGCACTATGCTTCAGGCACCAGTGATAAATATTGGTAAATTTAGCATTATAGTTGAAAGTAATGGAAGTCTTTCAATTGTGGCTAATACTTAAGAAAGGAGAATGGATTATGGAACAACTTAGAACGGAAGAAGCGACAATAGAAGTTAAATACCACGACTTTTATTGCGATGAGTGTAATTGCCTTGTTGGGTCGTCGGTCGAACACACCAATGGAGCATATGATCTTCTTGGTATTTATGAGGCAAATGTTCTTACGCCAGATGGAACTTTCAAGTATTATAATCAGTGTCTATGTGAAACATGTAAAGAAGGATTTCCTTCGAAAGTTGCCGAGGCGCTTAAGGCTCTTGGCTTTACGTGTCCAGATGAAATTGAATAACAAAAGAGGTGAAAAAGAATGGCAACTATTAATGGAACATCGGTCGGAGGGATGACACTTCAGATCGATTATTCATATACACAAAACACAACGGCAAACACATCAACCGTAACGGCAAAGTTGCAGTTAGTAAGCCACTACGCATTATATGCAACTGCGTTGAGTGGTTCATATATTTCAGTAGGTGGCAGCAGAACGGATTATAGTACATCAATTAGTTATGGTGGTTCTGGCACTACAACAACTGTATTGGCAACAAAAACGGTGACTGTGTCGCACAATAGCAACGGAACTGGTACTTGTAATCTTTCTGGTGCATTTGTAATGAATGGTACTTATCGTAATATTTATGTTGGTACTATGACTGTAAGTTCAACAATTACACTACCAACAATTCCTAGAGCATCGGGGTTGACCGTGCCAACAAGTATTAATACCGGATCCGCATTGTCAGGTACAGTTTCGCCGTCTTCGACTTCATTTAATCATAAGGTTGAACTGAAAATTGATTCTACAGTAAAACAAACCATTACGTTGGCAACTGGCACCAATACTTTTAGTGCTACAATTCCACACTCTTGGATTCCAAGCAGCACAAGCGCTACAATATCTGTCGTGTTATCAACATATAGCGGAACGACATTTATTGCAAGCACAACCAAAAATGTGACGGCAAATGTACCTGCATCGGTTGTGCCGTCTGTAAGTGCTTTTACTGCAACATCATCTGTAACTGCTGGCACTTTTGCTAATCTGTATGTTCAAGGTAAGACCACTGCAAAATTAACAGCAACTGCGACTGCGGGAGATGGAAGTTCTATTACGTCATACACTTATAGTGGTTCTGGTATAAACACAACGGTTACGACAAATACCGCAACTACATCAACGCTTCAGGCGACTGGTACGCAAACGTACACGGTGTCAGTGAAGGATGCTCGTGGTAGAACTGCAAGTAAAACGGTTTCTATAACCGTTTACCCATATGCCGCACCGTCGATTGGTCCAGTATCGGTACAGAGATGCGACGCAAGTGGTAATTTAACCGAGAGCGGAACTTACGCAAAATATACTGTTAATTCTGCATACTCTACTGTAAATAGCAAAAATACAAGAACTGTAACCGTCGCTTACAGTAGTAATAATGGATCTACTTATTCTGCCGAGACAACACTTCAGGCGACAACCGATACTGCAAGCACTAAAACGGGTGTATATGGCGATGGGGCGTTTGCTATTTCTAGTGCATATATTCTACGATTTACCATCAAGGATGCTTACGGTGCCACAAAGACTATTACAGCGCCACTACAATCTGCGGCGAGACCGATTAATATTCGATCTAATGGTAAGGGTGTGTCGATTGGCGCTATGTCTACTAAGGATGCTTTTGAGGTGTCGATGGATGCAGATTTTAATAAGAACGTTAATATTGATGGTACTGCCACAATTGTAGGTAACACTACGATGAGCGGCACACTTACAACTACAGGAGCAATTAATTCTAAAAATAATATCAACATGGGTGGAGCCAATGGTCAAACCGGAGAATTATCTATTAGGTTTTCAAATCCAACTACCTCCACATATCCTCATAATTCTTACCTATATGGCGGAAACCCAAGTAACGTAAATGCAATTGGATGTTATGATGGAAAAAATAACAGAGCAATTTGGAGTTATAACGATACCAACAACTCTTTGTCTATTGGAAATGGTAGTGCGATTATATATTTTAACGGTGCTAAGTTGGCCGATTTTGTTGTCGAGCAAGGTACATCTGGAATTTGGACATATCGTAAATGGAATAGCGGTCTTGCTGAGTGCTGGGGAATTTATACAATGACTAGCGCGTGCAACTTGGCGTGGGGAACTTTGTATTATAGTAATACTCTTGCTCCTCGTATCAATTATCCTTTCACATTTACAAGTAGACCACAAGAAACCGTGTTTTGTCGCGGAGATAGTGTCTCTGCATGGGCATATCCTGAGGGTGGCGGAATAGGAATGAACACCACAACGCAAACTGCTCAGTATGGATTCTTGCGCCCAACTACAATGACTGCCGCACAGGTTAGATATGAATATACTGTTGTTGGCAAATGGAAATAAAAGAACCTCCTAAGAGAACAACAAATACAAATACCTTATGATAGGAGGTGAAATGTTATGGAAGTATTTAAGAATATAGCCACAATAGTTGGTTGTATCTCTGCTTGTATAGCGTTATTGATTACAATCATTAAGCCACTTAGACAGCGTCTTATTGATTCGTTTGTTAGAAAATCTAAAGATACAAAAAGAGATGAAAAAATAGATAAGATGGATAAGAAAATAGATAAATTATTAGAAGTTAATCAATGTCTAGAGGATAGGTTGACGCGTGTTGAGAATAATGTTTTGGAAAATGAATCAGATAGGATTCGTGCAGAATTGTTTGATTGCGGAAATAGATGTCGTCGTGGCATTAGATTACACCCAGAAGAAATGGAACACATTAGAACTATTTATCACAAGTATAAAAATGTTCTTCATCAGAATCACGAAGGTGATGAAGAATTTGATTTTATTACAAGATATTATAACAATCAAAGTTTTCCAGCATATCATACACAACAAAATGATTAAAAAGGAGCGATGAATTATGGCATGGTTAGAATTAATTATAGCGATTTTGTCAGGAATTACAGCTTGTATTCCATTGGTCATATCGTTGGTAAAATATATTCAAAGGGCCATTAAAGAAAAGAATTTGGGAGCTGTTGTGCAGCTTGTACTCAAATTAATGGCTGAGGCTGAGCAGAATTATTCTAATGGGGCAGAAAGAAAAGATTATGTAATATCGTCTATTAAGGCAATGGAAAACACATTGCAGTACGATATTGACGAAAAGGCAATAAGTGAACTAATCGATTCGATAGTTCTTGCCACAAAGAAAATCAATACGAAATAAAATTAAAGGGAGTGGGCTTTGCCCGCTCCCTTATTTTTTTGGATTTTTCAAATATTCAGTAACAATTTGTTTTAATAAATTATTTACCGATCTCCCCTGTCTTGCCGCTTCAATTTCGATCTGAAGTTTTAGTTCTCCCGGAATTCTAAATGTTATTGTTTGTGTCCCTTCTTTCATTACCATCTGTGTCACCTCAAAAATATTATAATAAAACAAAAAAGTGATGTCAAGGTGCTTGACAATAGTGCTTTCAAAGTGCTATCATAAATTTATGGTGGTGATTGCACCTTAATGACTAACGGTAGAAGGGGAGTGGTTGGATATGACAATCAATAGAACACATTTGATTTTAATGACAATATTATACAAAAACAAAGCGACATCGGCCGGAACGGCTATTACAACAGAAGAAATGAAGAATTATTGCAATATAGGCAAAAGCGATTCGACTTTCAATAGGGCTTTTCGTTTTCTTCAAAATGAGGGATATATCAACAAGGGTGTTAAGGACGGGAAATTCTCTACCTACTACATCACAGAAATTGGAACAAAAAAATTATTGGAGGTAATGTAATATGCGTGAACAATTTGGAGTTTTATCTTTGGGACAATGTGGAGGAAATATCGGGCGCGAGTTTGAGCGATTGGGTTATACTACTGTTTATGTAAATTCAAGTCAAAGCGATCTTGCAACGATTAATGGAACACACAAGATTCACATCCCAAATGCGGACGGGGCCGCGCGTGACAGAAAAAGAGTTTTGCAGTTGGCATCAGAGCACATTATGGATATTGTAGATAAGATTACTACCATCTTGACTCATAAATACATTATTTGTACATTCAGTTCAAGCGGAGGAACGGGGTCTGGGCTAAGTATTCCATTGATGACATATCTAACTCAAATAGGCAGAGTTTGTATACCAGCAATTGTTTTACCAGACGATAGGGTCGAAAGTGCAAAGGCGTGTGAAAATGCTTATAACACATGTGTAGAAATTATGAACATTAAAAATTTAGGAGCAACCTTTCTTTTGGACAATGCAAGACACGATAAGTTTGCTATCAACACTAGATTCGCTAAAGAACTTGATGCTTTTATTAATCTTAAGAATGATAGTATATATGGGGTGATCGACCCAGCGGAGCGCAAACAAATGTTATCTTGCTATGGTATTTCAGTACTTGCAAAGTTAAGCAAATCTCGCAGTACTGCCTCCGACATTCTTGATGCTCTACACAATGGAATATATGCCGAAATTACCTCAAAATCAGCGATGTACTTAGCACTTTCTACTAGTAACAGGTCTCTGGACATCACTAACATTACTAGAGAATTTCAAGGTGTTTATGACAGTTACTTAGGCATCTCTGACTCAACTTCTGTTGCTATGATTTCAGGATTACAGTTTCCGAGTAAGATTCTAAATAAATTTAGAATAAAGTTCGAAGAAACTGTCAAGAATATGAATGGTGGTAATTTCATTCAAGATTTTGCACCATTGGAACCACTAAAGGGGTTATCATTTACGAGAGAGCAAGTTACACCTACAAACCCAAGAGACTTGCTGATGGGGTTATTAAATGGATAAAAATAAGGGCTACCGTAATTGGTAGTCCTTATTTTTTTGGCTATAATCACTCGCAATAATTATAACCTGCGTAAATATAAAAAATACATGGATATTTTTTATGTTTATATAATATCATATTTTGTTTTGCTATGCAAGAAAAAAACAAAAAATATAAGAGCGACTATTCGCTCTTATAGATATCTCGATATCCATGTATTAATCTTAATAATGGTTTCGAATTGTGCATTAAGGTTACAGTATCTGTAGATAGTATCAATGTCAGTACATATATTGAAACCTCTCAGCATATCATCTTTGGACGCTATACAGATATATGGAGGATGATCCGCCTTGTGTCTTTTCTCTGTTTGTTTAACAAAACCCTTTTCTATGAATTCATCTATTATAGGAACTATAGCATAATTAGCGATAGTATCATATTTACGAACTTCATTAAGAAGTTTTATTTTCCCAAAACTATTAACACTGGAAATATAATTTATGATAGTTCGTTTTATTCTATCTTCTTTTGACATTCTCATAATAGTTTGGTCCTCAAAAATATTTCCTAATTCTCCACGAAGTCGTACTTCAATATATTGGTCTTCATATACATATATTTTTTCAACTAAAGTTTCTAATTGTCGTTTACTTATTTTTGGCGAGTTGATAATTTCATCAAATAAACCTAATGCCGTTGTAAAGTTACGTTTTATATTACTTCTGTTTTTATCCATATTTTCATATTCATTAATTTGGGCCTGTAAATTATTAATTTTATTTAACTTTTCTTTTCGAATTTCGTCATATGTCTGCGCAATCATTTCTGTCATTGTAGGGTCGCCCCCGGCATCTTTAATATCTCTAATTTTTTGTTGCATTATAATTTTTAATTCTTCTTGTGCGTTTTTAATATTTTCTTTAATCATTTTTAGCTTTTTATCTTTGCCATTACTTTGCTTCAATTGCTCGTACATTATACTATCTAATGATTCAATCATACTTTTCATTGCACTTCTGCATAATATTAGATAATCTTGCACAATTAAATCAAGTTCTTTTTTATTAATGCTGTGCGCGGAACAAGCAGACACACCTCTTTCTCTATATACTCTACAAGCATATGAAGTAATTCCCTCATCGTTATAATGAGCGACTGTTAAAGAGCTTTCGCAGTCTCCGCAGAATAATAATCCTCCGTACAAATTATCGTATTTTCTTGTGCCTTTGTATGCATTGCTCTCTCTTCTTCTTTCATTGATAGATTGTACTAAATTAAATAATTCAAGTGAAATTATCGGAGGATGTGCATTTTCAAAGACGTGTTGTTCTTCCTCTGAAAGATGCTTTTGATCGCCATGGATTCCATTTCTAATTGTTTTTCTTAATCTTAATGTTCCAATATAGAAATCATTTTGAATAATCCTTCTAATAGCATTTGTTTCCCATCCGTTTGCCACTTTTATTTTAGATACTATTCCCTTTTCTTTCTTGCGGCGGTCAAGCAACATACTTGGAGTTGGTGCCCCCATTTCATTAAGTATTTTTGCAGTCTTTTTATATCCACCGCCATCTGCATATGTTTCAAATATTTTTTTTACCCATATGGCAGCCTCTTCATCTATGTAATATTTTGTTTTTACATACGGATCTTTAATATATCCATAGGGAACGCTCATTATAAGATTGCCATTCTCTTGCATATTTTTCATGGCATTACGTACTTTTTTACTTCCGTCTTTTACATATCTTTCATTATACCAAGTTTTAATTCCAACAATATCATCGTCATCCACTTCGCTATCATAATTATCATCAATCATGATAATCCTAACACCATGTTTTCTAAGTCTTTCTAAAATAAGTAGAACGCCTGCATTATGTCTTCCGAGTCTAGATAAGTCTTTAACTAAAAGTACATCAACTAAGTTTTCGTCAATTAGATGTTGTATCTCATTAAACGCAGGTCTATCCATGGTGTATCCAGTATATCCATCATCTTCATATATTTCATCTACAACAAGACCGTGTTCTTTTGCATATTTGTTAATAATATCTTTTTGGTTTTCAATTGACACATATTTTTTTCTTAGGTCGTCTTTTGATAGACGTGCATATCCTATTACCATTATAATCACCTCTATTGGTAATTATAACATATCGTGTCACCTTGGTACAATAAAATTCAATAAAACTTTTTTCATATTTTCATCCCCACTTCTTAAAAAAACCACTGTTTTAGTTGGATGTTGTGCTTTCAGATGATTCACTTCTTCTTTTGTGGTATCTTTATCTATTGGAATATAAACCATTCCCCTATCTACATACTTCATACTACGCCTACCTATCTGCTACAAAATATCCAAAGCAAGTGTAATCAATCTGAGTATATGGCTTGTACCCTTCCCAATCAAAATGATGGCTGGTTCTAAAGTAAAGACAATACTCTGGTAGGGTTGAACCATTCTTTAACACATAATCAACTGCCTCATAGTTGATTTCTGTTGGTGTTGTTTGATAAATTAAATTAGCAGGAGTAAATTGATAAGGTGCATACACAACCTTTAGTAGCGTCTGTCCCCATCTTCCATCTTGCCATCTGTTAATTACTACTGATGCCACGGCCATTTGACATTCAAGACTTTCCGTATTAGCTTCTAGATAAACCAATCTTGCTAGCATTTCTCTTTCCATTGATGTGATATTGTAGGCATATAGCGGTTCTTTTTCAACCTCAACGATTACTTCTTTTTCTACTTCTTTAATAACCTCTATCGTTTCAGCTTCTTTTGGTATGATTGCAATAATAATGCAAAGCAATACAATAATACTTATTAGTTTTATAATAATACAATAATAGGTTCGTTTTTGTTCTTCCATTTATACCACTCCTTAAAAATAAAAAGAGGTGATAAATAATACCACCTCTATGAAATTTTAATTACTTGTTATTATTTAATGTCTCTACCGTTGCATATGCGTTGGAAAGATTGAAATCTCCATCCAAAGCTATGGCTCCAGACTCGCCACAGTCTCCTGAGACGCCTCTTATAGAACTTGTCACACAGGACATTGTTGTGTACAAATCATTGACTCCCTTAGATGTGTATGTATAGCCAGTGGCGTAATCTCTCGAAATACCAATGCTTTCTGCTTCTTTTACAGCATCCATATTGGCACCAAGGAACATAAATTTCCAGCCGTGGCCATTAGTCTGATGCTTAATCATCTTTTCAATCTGACTTTTAGTGTACTTACGACTAGAGTTCTCTTCGCCATCCGTGGTGATTACAAAAAGCACCTCTTCGGGTTTCTCCGTGCCAAGCTCGTCATGTCTATCCTGCACGCGGTTGATAATTTCGCCAATAGCATCAAGCATTGCTGTTCCGCCGCCCGCAACATAGTCTGAATTTGTCATAGACTTAATTTCGCGAAGATCTACACCATCGTGCAGAATTCTCCATGAAGTGTCGAATAAAACAGTAGTCAATGTGGCTTTTCCGTCAATAGCCTTTTGACTTTCAATAAATCCGTTGAAGCCACCAATAGTGTCTCCTGCTAAATGACTCATCGAACCCGACTTATCAATTACAAAAACAATTTCTGTATTTTTCATTTTTATATTTCTCCTTATTAGTTTGTTCCGGTAGACCCGAGTCCGCCTCTGTCCGTATTATTTTCTAATGACGATTCAGTAAATTTAATCTTAGGTTGATGTTCCATAATTCTAAACTGACAAATACGGTCGTTTGTATTAATAACAGTGTCTCTTAAAGCATACGCAGGGAAGAACCACTGGTCATTTGGTCCAGAGTATGATTCATCTATAATGCCTTGAGAATTGGTCTGAATAATACCAAAATTTTTAAAGGTAGAACTTCTCGGTACGACGTGCGCTTCATAACCTTCTGGTAATTGCATTGCAATCCCAAGCGGGATGAGCTTAAATTCTCCGGCCTTAAGCTCTACTGTTTCCGCTGCTCTAAGATCAATCCAATCAGACTTGCCGTCTATATAACGGAGCTTATCAATCTTGTCGGTAAAATATTTGATTTTAATTTCCATATCTACTCCTCATTACCAAACCCAATTCCAAAACTTAGAACTGAAAAGCGGATTTATATCATCGTCATCTGATGTATATGAGTAAATGCCATAGTCGTGCATATATGCCTTAACAAGCTCTCTGCACTTTTCGATAGCGTTATCCACTTCCTTCTTACGAGCTTCCTTTTCCGCGTCGAGCTTAGCTTTCTTGGCCATTTCCTCTTCAATTTTCTTCTTTTCCTCGCAGTCTAAAATACAACGAGCAAGACCGCCAGGTGTTTCGTGCGCCCCCTTACAATAAGGGCATATGTATAATGCATGTTTATTTCCCATAATTAAATCTCCTTTTAATCATTTTGTATTGTTTTAATCTTCTACTTTGATAATTTTGTATTTGCCACAGTTACATTCGGTTTCTTCACCTCTTGCGAGAGCTTCTCTAAACACCTTGCAGCAACACTTTGTGTCCTCATTCCACTCAAGCGCACAAGGGCAATAGCCTTTTGTCTCTTGGAGTTGTCTATTTACCTCGGCAATTAACTCTCGATCGTCGCCAAGTACAATTTTATATTTAACCATTATGATATCCTTTCTGGAATCTATATGTTATATCATTCCATTTGCCACATTTCCAATCCCACGCAAGCATTTTTTGATTGGTGTTTGGGTTATCAAGACCACCATAAGTTACATCGTAATGTCCCAGTTTGCAATAGTCTAAATTACCCAATATACGAATATGCAAGTCGCTCATAAAATCACAGCCTGTATATAAAGCTGTTTTTAGTCCGTAATTATGAACAAGTATTAATAAGTCAGTTAGTTCTTTTTGATTCTGATCTCCGCCCATAAAACACACGCAAGTGATTAGTTCTTTATATTTTTCAATTAAGTCTTTTAAATCATCGGATACATAATGTCCGTCATATTCCCATAGATACTTGCTGTGGCAACCCTCACATTTGTGAGGGCAACCACTAATATTAATTGCAAGAGTTACTTCGTCTGGGACTTCTTGGAATACAATGCTATATCCCAGATATTTTAACTTATTCATAATATCTCTTTTTCTCTTCCTTCTGTCTTGCCTCAGAGAATGCAGACACTCTCTTAAGATAGCCGATGATTCTCGTTAGGTAATCAATGTTTGTGCTTCCACACTTTTCACAATGATCTAAACGGTGCTTACTAATATGTCCGCATTCATTACAGATTGTGTTGGGGATATTGAAGGTGAAGTAAGAACATCCGGTCTTAATTGCATCATTCATCAGCACTTTATACTGTTCCTTTGTAAGATGCTCATTAAGGTTTGCATGGAGCGCACTACCACCATCGAGATACTTTGTAAGCTTTTCTCCGTGAAGAATGAACTTATCTACTACGTTTGTTCCTTCATCTTCGACAATATAGAAATAACTATTATAGCAATCACGGGGAACGAAGTATCCGTCTTCTCTGTCCCACTTGGCATTCTTTACGCCCAGATTTTCAGCAGGGACGAATTCCGTATTAAACATCAATTCGTCAGTTCTCTCTGCTTTGTTGAGTTCATAGATGGGCTTAAGAATTTTTTCACAATAATTGAAATACTCATCATTGGGCGTAATCGGAATACCTAAAAACTCAGCACCCTCTACAAATCCATTTACGCCAATCGTTACAAACTGCTTGTCAAGAGATATGTATCCGGCATCGTACACAGGAAGGAGTCTTGCGTTGAAATTGTCCTTCATAATCTCATTAAATGCCTTAAGGTAACAATGCACTTTCTTAATCTGTTCGGTTACCGCCTCAGAAATGTCTCTGTTGGACTTTGTTGCGTCCTGTACAAGCCTATTAATGTTAATAGTAATAACTCCCTTAGAACCAGTAGATACACCACCAGCACCAAGAGTAAATGAGAAAGTGTTATCCTGAAGCTCATTACGAAGTCTACAACAACTTGCAAGAGAATCTACGCTTCCGCTTCTATATGTAAAGAACGAATGTCCTTCTGAGTACATTTCGGCCGCAAAGTCGAACCATTCGTTATCAACATATGACTTGCCATCATCAAGAAGATTTACGGTCTCTACGGGGAAGGTCAGAGGCTTTCTAAGTCTCTCTGCATTGAACCACTTCATAAATCTCTTCTGAAGCCAGTTCACGCTTTTCCACTGAGGCTCAGTATCATCGGGGAAAATAAATTCGTGGAAGATTCCATCAAAATAATTCTTATCGAAATATGCAATATTCCAGAATACTGCCTGATATCCTCTTGCCGCAGCAGGCTGATTGATAGAATACACTACCTGTCCAAACTTATCAGTGATTACTTTGTCGATAGTTTTAGGTTTATTGCTCATAGTAACAACCTTATCTGCATTAAGATAATAGTCGTCGCCATATTCCTTTCTAATAAAGTAATCAAGATATGTCAAAAACTCAGGTGTCGATACTGCTCCGGCAAACTGTGACGCAATGGCAAACACCAAGTTGATGAATGACCCACAGAATGAATCAAGATTCTGTGGAGCCTCAGAAAGTCCACCAATAGATTTAAGTCCTTCAAACAAGAATGGATACATAGTAATACTTACGCAATAAGGCATTACTGAAGTTTCGTCGTGCTTGTAAATCTCGTGAGATTCAAGCTGTCTGATATACTCATCTGCCATATCCTCGCCAAACATTTCGGAAATCTTATTCCACATAAGCAATCTGTTTGTTCCAATTAGGTCTCTCTTGGGTAACTCTCCCTGCATTGTTGCAATGTTCTTATTTTCAACATTGGCATTTGCGTCTACTTCACTACCACTTGATGCATTGCTTGCCTTCTTATACTTATTAATAAAATTTACATATTTTGAATAACTACTATACTTAGCCATTTGACTGCTCCTTTATCCAATCTGCTGCTTCTTTAAATCCCATGACAATACCCTCAACTTCAAGTTTAGGCGCCTCGTTAAAACCTTTGGCTTTCATAGCCTCAAGATCATTCACTGTCTCATATTGAATGCCGCTCTTGTCGAGTTTCATCTTAAGCACCTTGCATTTCGGACATCCATGCTCATACAAAATTACTTTTCCCATTCTCTCTCTTTCCTTTCAATTATATTTATTACATTATTTATCTCACCCCAATTACGGATACGATATATACTATAAACATAGTCCATGTCTTTATCCACATTCCAAGGCTGATTAAAACATATTCTATCTGCAAATGTGCTTTTCAGATTATCGAGTTTATCTTCTACTAACACATCTACATTAAGTAACGCCTTATTATGAATACGAATTAGATTCTTCTTTGGAATAAACGGAAAGTGCTTCTTAAGCAATTCTTCCTTCCATTCCATATTTCTCACATCAGTTGCTGTTGCAATATACACTTCGTGTCCTTGCTCAACAAGAGTTTTAACCGCCCTAATTGCACCTTTATAAGGTTGTAAAGAAGAATACACATCCTTCTCTATGAAAAGTTCTATTAACTCGTCTGCAACATCTGACTCAAAACTATCTGACAAGTTATATGTGACAATCTGCGATAATTCAAAATTTGTGCCGTGACGTTTGTTATAGATCTCAAGAACTTTTTCTAGTGTTGGAAACAGTGTTTCGTCAAAGTCGATTGCTATCTTTTTCATTTTGTTTCCTCCCCGAGATTATTCTTCCATACGCCTTCAACTGTTGCCACCCAACGAAGAACAGAGTATGCTTTTGCTGCATCTATATTAGATATTGCATAATCAAAATCTGCATTTCTTAACATAACGCGAAATTGGTCTCTCTCTGCCATATCCCTCTTCATAAATACAAGTCTATCATCGCCGCGCTTGTTAAGTGCTCGTTCTTTGCGAACATCATCTGGCGTGTTGATGAAAATAGTTACAAGACGAAGATTGGGCAGATTTAATTCTCGGAGAGTCTCAATCCCTTTGTAATCTATAATATACACTGAGTGTTCATATAACTGCTCGATAGTGGTCCAATAGATGTTTCCAGCAATCTCGGTATATGCCGCAACATTACCATCCGCCTGCATTTGCTCATAAGCTTCTTTAGTAGAGAAGATGTGCGTGTCACCCTCATTATTTCTACGAGGACGTGTAGTATATGATGTTATTGCAGTTAAACCTGTACGCTCACACAACTTATTAACAAGAGTATCTTTGCCACAGGATGTGCGTCCGAGGATACAAAGTAATACGTGTTCTTTATTCATCACTATCACCACCCTGATATTTCTTGTTTAACCCACAACAATTGAATTCTGTACATATACCATTTCTATATCCACATAGGGGTACAAGCACATCATTAAGCTCTGGATTTGTTTCAACCACCTGTCTAACAATTTCTTGCATAACCTTACGAGTGTATGGATCTGCTTGCCCACACAATCTCTTATGTGCCATAAATACCAGCTCTTGAGCGTTTACAGACATAATATGGGCGACCATTGCGTCTTGCGGAGCTTTGGTTCTATCGTAATTATCTTGTCTGTCATTACGCTGAGACTGCACATAATGATTAACTCCGATGTGATGACGCACAAAATGTACCGACACATATGAGGGTATCGTCATTTTGATGCCAAACCATAGTTCTCTAAGAGGGCTATGCTCCGCCTGAATAAGTTTCTTCTTCCATTCGTCTGTTGGTAGCTTTGCACTAACTTTACCGACGGTATTTAATGTGCAG